TTTTTCTACAACACGAACCTTTTTAATAAACTTCGGATCAATGTAACGAATTTCTGCAATACCTTTACGAGATTGTTTTTCATCTACCATTTTATGATAGTAAAGTCTACCGTCGATATACCATCGTTTGAATATATCGTGCCCTTTATTTTTCCAATCTAAAAGACGGAGAATTTCACGAAACTCATCATTAACTTTCTTTTTGATAGACACAGACAAGGTTGTCTGGTCTAGGTCTAGTTTTACGGAGCTATCAGTTTCATCTGCCGTAATAGATTCGTTGATAATATCTTCTATTGCTTGATCGCACTCCGGAGATTCAGCTGTGGTGCGATATTTACGAATTAGGTCCCAGTCATGTTTTGCTGCTTTATCTAGGTTTACATACTGGCTAAAAAAGCCAGCACCACCAGCTATATCTAATGTGCCTTCTTCGTCGGAAGGTGCGACGAAGGATCTCGCCTTCGTCGCTTCCTTCTTTCTTTTTATTTCATATCCAAATAAGTCTGCCATACTACTATTTATACAACTAGGGTATGACTATTATTTGATTATGCCGGTGAACCAATACCGTCCGATGTCATGTAATTAAAGCGCAATGTAATGCCAAATTCCTGAATAGCGTCATTGGTATCATATGCAAGATCAATTGCATCTACTGTCTGCGGCCATACATCAAACAATCTATAAGTGTTTAGTGTAACATCATCTCTGGCCATCTGTTTTACCGTAGCGGTTCCATAATAGGTCCGCGGAAAAACAGTACCGAAAGTTGTTCCACCAATATCTTGCATATTGTTCTGCCACACTTCAAAACCTGATCTCATACCCCAAGCATCATCACTGAATACTGTAATCGTCCATGCATCATAAGTACGATCACCAGCAACAAATACTTGACGACCACGATAAGGTACTGCTACCTCACCGACAGTCATTGCAGGAATCTGAGCAGATGGACATAAGAAAGTAAGATTTCTTCCTAGAGGAGCAGGAGCTGTCATTGTAACCTCGAATTGATTAGCTCGGGCCCCACCAGCATGAAGAGCATTAACGAAACTTGATAAACGTGCCATTTTCTATACCCCCCTTATGCCTGACCAACAATTTCACTGAAGTCCACACCTGATCGGGTGGCAATGAATGTTAGTGTAATGAAGTTAATTGATCGTGCTGGTTTAATATAAAAGTCAGCACGAAACTCGTTGTTATCAATAACCTGAGCTGTGTTATTTGTTTCATCACACACAGTCAAGAAATCGGTAATACCACGACGAGCTTGCACATCCGTTAAGAACGGATTTACCATTGCCTTAAAGTTTTCTCTTGTGAACTCATCATTGAATTCAAAAAGAACTGTACGAGCTGCAACTTTAATAGCCTCCTCTATTACGAGGAATAATCTACGAACATTGATACGACTAAAAGCACTATTCTTATTAAGAGCAGTCTTATCACCAAATAGCATTGTGCCTTCACCTGGGAATGTAACTACAGGATTAACACGAGCTCTATAAAGTTGATCTCTTTCTGACTGTTTAGGATTATGAGCAAGTGATATCGAGCTACGAATCTGACCACGATTCATACCTGCAGGAGACCACCATGCATCTTCAACAGCATCAGTATGAGCACAAAGACCAGCTACATGTCCATTAAGAGGAATCCAGCGATAAAGGTCATTATACTTATCAAACATCTTTGTATAGCCACTATCATATGCAACATAAGACGAACTACCTAAAGCGTCAAAAAAGGCTTCAGTGTTAGTTGTCTGTGTATAAGACTGTGCAATATTCACAACATCAGACTGGTCAGCAGAGATAAACGCCATAGAATCTTTGCGTTTTCCTACCAAGTCAGTCATAAAGACACCGTGAGTTGTTGCACCAGCATTATCAACAGAACTAGGACCAGAAATAAGAAGATTAACATCCTCTGTATCTGGGTCACTGAATGCTTTAGTATAAGCAAGTTGTCTCTGACCTTCAGTAGGAGCGACGGCCGAACCGACACCACTAACTAAAGAATCAGTCTGTACGATATTTGTTGCAGCTGCAAAAGCACCAGCGGCTGCTGCACCTGTGCCCCAATCAGATCCACCAGCAGCATGATCCATCCAGTAAATGTAACTAGAACCATCGTAAAGAGCATCAACATAATAATTACCTGCACCATCATCAGTTTTTGCATCAGATGCTTTAGATACTTTTTCCCACTTCTCTACGATCTCACCAGCAACGCCAGTAATATCGCCATCTTCATCAACGATAATAATATGCATTTCATCGACTGAACCACCACGATCAGATGCATATGTTGATGTACCCGGAGCGCCACTAAACTCCTCATAGAACTCCCACCAACGATCACAGTTCTGATTATTTGAAATTGCAGAAGCAAGACCTGTAGCAGTAGTTGCTGGGTATCTTTCGATAGTAATATCATTTGAGTTTATGGCAGTAACTTTATATTTCTGACCATCAACTTCCTCAAAATAAACAATATCACCAACAAAGAAACCTGAAGCAGACGCTAAACTAATAACTGTCTGACCTTCAGCTTCGGCTGGTGTAACTGTTGTTTTATTATTCTCGTAAAAAGCAGCAGCTGAAGTACACAAACTAACCTTCAAACTGTTGCCCCATTCACCTGCTGTTCTGGCCGCCCACTGACCTACTGCAGCTTCGCCGCCACCGTAAGGACCAGTAGAACCATCACCGTCAATGTAATGAGTAGTGTTTTTAATCAATAAGGCAGTACCACTGACACAAGCGTTAACCGCACCAGTAGGAGCTACCCTTACAACTTTTAATGTATTGGAGTACGCAAGAAAAGAAGCAGCACTAAACCAATACTGATAGTTAGTAGCGTTAGGCTTCCCAAAAACATTTACTAATGTTATTTCAGAATCTATCGTAATAACCTCATCAATAGGACCTTGTGCAAAAATTCCACAAAAGCCGCCGATTGAAGTCGGTTCCGCTCTAACCGCAGTGGTTAAATCTTTTTCTTTTACTTGTACACCCGGCGAAATTAGATCAACCATTTTCTATTTCTCCCTGGTTATTTAATTAAGTAAAAATAATATATACATATTTCTTACATTCAAATTAT